CAACCCCTTGTTTAATCTAGCCATGACGATCATCAAATGATTATAAAATATACTTTAAAACTATACGCTTATAATTTAAAAAGAAAATATATAACTTAATAATTAATAAAAAATTATGAAGCTTAGCTTAACTCAAAAAGTTAAAAGCCCTGCCAATAACTAGTGTGTTGGCAGGGCTTCATGCGCCGTAATCCGTTCGGCAAGTTGACTCGCAACACTTTATTGCGAGTGTTTAGGTAAATCAAAATCGCCCTTGATTCGGGTGGCGTACTACCCGTTAGGTGGTTGTATTCATAGTTATTCTCCTAGTTATTCGCTTATGCATGTCACAAGCACCTTTGATAAATTTTAGGCATTAAAAAAGCCCGCATATAGCGAGCTTTCAAATTCTTTCAGGGCAATTACTTTATAAAACGCCCATTTTAGAAATACTTATACTCAAGTGTATCCCCAATTGTCAAGATCAAACTTGTTCAACAATTTGTTCTGGCAACTCTATACGGAATAATCTCGATATACGTCCTCTAATTTCATTCTCCCATTCAGCAACGATAGACTCACCAATCAATTCGTATTTCTGGTAACTCTTAATGTAATTAGTCTTTGTTAAAGTGAAGCCTGCAATATCAATTTTCTCATTTAACGTATATGGCTGCTTTCCAGTCCCATTACACTTTTCACAAAACTTTGAATTAGCTGGCTCGATAGTTGAGATCAACTCCAAACGTCCTAGACCTTGGCATTTACCACACATTGCCTTAACAAATAGATGGCCACGTAAAACGATCTCAGCAACACCCTTAGCAGCCTTAACTAAATCTCCATTAAAGTTGGCTGGTCTAAATTTATTTTTAATCATTACATTGTGTATTTTCGATGCTAATTTATTTCGCATTCTAAAAAAATCAGCGGATCTAATCTGACCTTGTTTAAATTCAACTTTGCCGGGTTTGTCCTCAATACGGCGTTGGTATTGATAATTGAAGTCGTATTTACTCACAAATAATTTAGTTTGTTTCTGTGCAGGTGTAATTACCGCTATACGTTCAAAATCAACTTTCTCTAAAAGCAACTCTCCCCACATTCTCGCATTTGCAGAAAGCAAAGCCATTTCCCCAAGAATCACATCTTTTGTGACATCACCCTTACCATTTCCATTTGCAATAGCGAGTCGCAACAATTCCAAAAAATCAAACTTCTCAACCAACATATATTGCGCTCCTATTACTTAAACAACTTGCATGTAAACTGTGTTCCATTCACCCAGTAAACATCCTGATTTTTACAAACTTGAACCGTGTTCCATGTGTTTACAGCCACTACAACAACCGCCAAAACAATAAATCCAATAATCCACAACCAGTCGTTATTTTGCTGTCTCATCGCCTAGACCTCTTTAATGTCAATATTTAGAACCGTTTTCATTAAGTGCTTTTTGTTTCGATAACTGTCTTTCTTTCTCGTAACTTCCGACTTCACATCTTCGACAATGTATTCACCTGTGATGATGTAGTAAGTGAAATCAGCAAAATAACGTAATGCTGGCTTTGCCCTTTTCTCTCCCTCTAGCTTTGTCTTAGGTGCAAGTTCAAATTTAGTGTGATGCTCTAAACCGAAGATCTCGCCACGTTGTTGCATTGCTTTAAGCTCGATATACCGCTTTTGTTCTTTCTTGCTATCGAAAGTCATCCCATCCATTTCAACTTTCTGAGCATTAAACTTATTTCGTTTAGCTGTCTTAGGTTTATTAGCCTGCTTTAAGATTTCACGGCGGTACTGTTCGATGCTCATTGATGTCATGGAATGACCCCAAATAGGTCGTGACCCTGAGCAGCTGGATTCAACCACAAACATTCTGTCCTTAATGCAGTCCCACGACCTGCTGAAATCCGTGCACTTGTATCTAGGCGTTTCCAATCAACCAAGAAATCGTCATATAGATCACTTGGATAACCAGAAAGCATCACCATTCCATTAAGGCTGAGTAATGTCTCAAGTAACTCTTGATGATCTTGGTTGTTCATTTCATGACGATATATCCGACCCGATTTGGCGCCGTCATAACGAGTATCCATAACGTAAGGTGGATCGACATAGTGAAGAGTTGATTCTGAATCATGGTCTCTAAGGACCTGAGTAGCTGGGCGATTTTCTATTAGAACACCGCTTAATCTCTGGCCAATAAGGCTCAAGTGTTCAGGATATGTTGCCCATAATGATTGTGCTGTTCCATATTGACGCTTTGTATCTATACGAAAGCCTGTAATCCCTTTTGTTGCTCCTGCTGAACCAAAACCCATCTGTGCACGAACACATACACGGCGTGCTCGTTCAACTTTATGTTCTGTTTGTTCCCAAGCATTTTCGAAATCGACTCGGCTATATGGAGTTAAAACCAATTGCTCAATAAGTTGTTCTCTCGAGCTAGAATCTCTTAACACTTCAAAAAGGTTTACTATATCGCCATCGAGATCATTATAAACTTCGGCATAAGCTCTCGGTTTTTGAAGTAAAACCCCTGCTGCCCCACCAAATGCTTCTGTATAACAAATATGATTAGGCATATTAGAAATTATCCAATGTGCCAAACGAAACTTTCCGCCATGGTATCGAATCAAAGGATGTTTCATGCAGCCGCTCCTTTTTGCTCAAATCCCACAGCAGTCAAATACTCAGACCATTTCTGAATATTTTTAGGGTCTTTCAGCATGGTTTCTAAACGGACAGCAAGCTGATCATGTGATTCATTACCTACGGCGTATTTGCCGAAATCAGGTAAACGAGATAACTTGCCCGCTAAAAACTTGATTTGTTTTTCAGTAAGGCTGTTAGCAGATTTAGATTCCTGCTTATTGCTTGGTTGAACAGAGCGATTCATACGATCTAATTTTGCTTTTGCTTCGAGTAACCAATTTGCAAAGTGATAGATCATGAGTTCATCACACAGATTTTTTTCTGCATTGAAATTCTCGAATGCTCTAAATTCACGATTGAACCAACTTGCTGAGATGATCACATTTGGATCGATCTCTGGATTTGCTTGAGCAATTTCTTCACTCAATTTTTTTGAACAAAGCCAGTGTTTTTTATTTTTAGATTCTATTGATAGATTCTTTGATAGATTCTGTACCCCAATATTGGGTGAAGTCGCCACACCAATATTGGGTGAAGTCGCCACACCAATATTGGGTGAAGTACCTACACCAATTTTGGAACCTGTACCGTTTTTGGTATTGGTTGGCTGGTCATTTTCACGCCCAGCCACCCCTATGAGTTGGTAAACTTTTACCCCATTTCCCTTGATTTTACCTGTCCACTTGATAAGGGATTTTCCCTCCAATTCATCCAATACTTTTGCAATTGTTTTAACATTAGCTTTAGTGTCTTTCGCTATTCGTTTTTGGCTTGGAAAACACATATGTTCTTCGCCTGCACGATCAGCAAGAGACAATAAAACTAATCGCTGCATAGATGAATCAACATCTGCTTTCCAAGCCCAAAGGGTTGCATCTAAACTCATTCGCCCCCCTCGTCAGGTTCATCGTATTCTGTGCCTTTCGATGAATTGCATGACTTACACATTGTTTGGAGGTTTTCAAATGTTGATTCCCCGCCCAAAATCTCTGGCTTAATATGATCAAGTGTTAAATTCTTCTGAACGCCACATGTAACGCACTTGAATCCATCCCGCTCATAAACCTCAAGGCGAAGCTTCATACCAATTTTCTTTTTGATATATTTTTTCGGTGTTTTTTCGGTTGATCGTCCAAAAACATCTCGGCCAAATTGCGCCTTATACACAGCATCCAAAATCATGTTTGCACATGGATTGCATAAAATAACTTCCGGATGAATTTTGCTGTAATAATCGACCGCATACTCTTCTTCGCAATATTGGCAAATTTCAAATTCATTTTTCATGTTGTAGCTCCTATAAAATTAGCTTTGATTACAACATGAAAGGTCTTCGGGGTGTATTTACTCAAGATTCACCATCCTTGGCCAACTTAATGAACCGTCCAAACATGATGATTTTTTCACAGCGATGTAAGCTGGAAATAATCATTCCTGCATCCTGGTAACTGATACGATGATCTCGACTCAAAGCTTCAATAAGCTCATCGCGAGTTACAGCGGCATTTGCTTCATCACGATTGATTTTGCGTAAATTTGCCTTACGAATTTCCAAGAAGTCGTTCAGCGTTTTGAGTGCTGGATCGTGCCAAGACTGGATAGCTTGAGTCTGTTTATGCTCTGGCCAATTTGCAGAAGTATTCATGAAACCTCCTTTTGAGCATTGGTAGCAGCTTCAAGATGTTTGGCTATATCTGAAATAACACGGCGTTTAAGTGAAAGTTCCTGAGCTGTTGCGTGACGAATCAAATGATTCAATGCAAAGCTGTTATTCCCATTCAGCAACACACCATTTTTCTGAACTTGAGTTACAGTCATTAAATGATCTGGTTTGTTTGCATCTATAAAAACAACAGTGTCACCGTCTACAAAATCACTGTTGTTTGTAGCTAATTGCTTTGATATATTTGTCATGTTCTTTGGTTCCAATAATTAATGAACACAAAAAGTTTGATTTCGCAGATCAAACTTTTTCCGTTTGTAGACCTGATAAATATTTGCTGCATTCTTTGTTCAGAGCAGCTCGAATAGATTTAATTTTGCTTTCAAGTTCTCCTAAGATTAGATCTGCTTCACCTAGCTCATCCGTTGTAACCACACCATCAGCCATAATGTTCTGAATAGATTGATTCATTTGCCCATTACTGATATTCATCCCCAAGAGACACTCAAGCACTGTCATTTGATGTACGTTTTCATCCGCAGTTGACGGTATGCAAATCAATCCAAATTTATGTGCCCATGCCTTGATTAGTGCTGTATTTCCCGTATAGGCCATGATCGCCTCAACAGATTTCAAACTTGGTTGATGCTGGTCCATTTTTGGGTTTGCATAATTCAAAACTGTCTTATGTGAAACACCCAATACTTGAGCAATATCTTTTGGTTCAATTTCGCCCGACTGATTGATCATTGCATTCAGTGCAATCTTTGCTTCACTACTTAGTCTTAGCTCACTCATATGTGAATCCTTGATTTTATTCACGTTTACAAGAAACTGAATTAATTAGATATTTGTCCTATGTAATCCAGTGCAAGCTACTTTTGAGCTGGCTTAGTTCTATCAATTACAAATGGAATTGATGCAGCTGTAGCCATAATTTTCCCAACCGATGAATCTGGAACAAATTCACCCCATTGATATATCGCTTGGACCGACAGCCCGATTTCATCAGCCAATTTGGCCACATCCCCATAATGGTTAATGGCAACTTCGGTTTTAATTAAAACTCTCATGCTAGTTCCAATAAAGTAATCTTTATAATTAAAGCATACTTTAATTGAATAAAACAAGCAAACTTTAAATGTTTGTATGTAAGCTAGCTTTAAAATGTAAAGTAGATTTTATAAATGAGCACACTTCACGATAGAATTTCACTTGCTGTAAAACACTACTTGTCCACCAAAGGTTTAGAGAAATTAAATCGAAGTGAGATGGCTACGTTCTGCAAGGTTTCAGTAGCTGCTATTGGGCAGTGGATAAATGGAAAAGTTAATTCTCTTGATAGCTATACAAATGCAAAGGCTGCGCAATATCTTGGAGTTAATCCTTATTGGTTAGCTGGCGATCCCAAATATTCAATGTTGGATAAAATTGATAGTGTTTGCTCTGATCAACCTATGACGAATTACAAGCCGGTAATGGTTTGGGAGGCTCCCGAAGATCTCGACCCAAATACTTACGTAATTATTCCTCATGTTGATGTGAAATTTTCTGCTGGTGATGGTCGAGTTGTTGAACTTGAACCAACAACTAAAGGTTATGGAACAGCTCAATTATGGGAATGGGTACAGAAAAAGCGTATTTCTCCTAAAAATTTGATTACTGTTGATATTGACGGCGATAGTATGGAACCAAAGATTCCAAACGGAAGTGTCGTTACTTTAGATAAATCAATTAATACAATTGAGCAAATACAACCTAACAAGGTTTACGCTATTAGATACGGTAATGAGTTAAAAATTAAAAGATTATCCAGAAGATTTGATGGTGCATTAATTATTGATAGTGATAATCCGGCTTATGATCGTGAAATTGTTGAGGTAGCAGATTTGGAGCACATTGGAATAATTGGGAAATATGTTTCCCACTCCTATGATGGTGAAATTTAAGATTGCTTATATGAAATACTATTACAGAGGCATAACACTATGATCGCTACATTAAATAAATCTAAAACTGCATTATCTATTAATAAACAAGAATTTAAATCTGCATTATCAAAAATTGGTGATGGTATTGATAAACAAATAGCATCACTTAAAAAGGCCAAGCAAAGCTATGATGCCGCAGAAATGGCGCGTGAGGTCATTAACGAAGCAAATATCTTTGAAGCCATAATCGAAGGTTTTAATGAAGCTGAAAGCACTAATCTAAAGCTTGGAGACATTACTAATTTAGATCAGGCACAAGGCTGGATTGATGAACTTTTAGAAAAATATAGTACTTGAAATCAAAACCCTCGAATTCGAGGGAATTAAAAAACTTGTGAACCCGACACAGTCATGACAACAGATCGGGTGGAGAAATTATGATTGAAGTTTCTTTAGTAGAGTTTGAACAAGGGGCCGAAAAGCCTTTATACGCACATCAATTTGAAACCCATCCGAGAATCGGTGAGTGGCTAGTTTTAGCAAATGATAGGGCTTATCAGGTTTTGATGATTGTACATTATGAAAGCCCTGAAGCTGGCACGGTTGTATATGTAAAGTATCTAGGCAACATTTTAGATTGTATTGATCGTTTGGGGACTGGAAGCGCTTTTTAATATTAATTAACTCTTGCGGCAACTCTTCTGGATCAACTATTAGCAAAGCTACAATTCCTTTTCCTACCACCGAACCCTTTGAGGAAATTTCTAAAACTTTGCCATCTTTGGTTATGCCGATCATCTCAATAAACTCCATCTAACCCACCCAGTGTGGGTTTTATTTTGTCTATTAAAGCACAGTTTTAAATTAAACTTTAAATATTTATTTAAAGCTAGCTTTACTTTGCTATTTTATTAAAGTATGCTTTATTAAACAAACAGCAAAAAGCCCCGAACACTTACCACGGCGATCAGGGCTTCCTACTTACATGAGGTCGATTATGGAACAAAACGTTTTAAATCACAACCGCAGCTACACACTGGGCAAGTCTTTTCTTGTTGGCTCTGTAGTTTCTGCATTCACTTTGTGCGGCTTAACTGGTGCTTATGCCCTAGTAACAAAGCCAATTCAACCTGCGCCTGTTTACTCTTTTGCTAATACAAACTCAATGTACGGCGTGATGTCAGTAAAAATCACGTCTGACACTACTGGTGAAGCGATCGTAAATCTCAACGGCTATCACGTTTTCACAAGCTTTGATTTTGAATTAGAGCCAGATTACAACGGTCAATTAGGTAGCGATACCAAAGCTGTACTAATCACAAACTTAGCTGTAGACCGTGTCTTATTGTCTAACGGCGGCTTTTATAACGATTTCACAAATGCTGATGACATCAGAAATATGATTTCTGTAATCACAGCTCACATCGAAAAAAATAAGTTGGTTGAGGTGAACTCATGAGCACTCAATACACTGCTCCTTTCCGCGAATTTATCACTCGCGATGACCAAGGGCGCTATCACGTTCGACTTGGGCCTCAAACATTCTCAACCAACTACAAGTTGACTGACATTCGTATCGAAACCGAGAACGGCGGTACACCAGTTGATCCTGAATATTTAAATGGTAAGCCTTGGATTCTTCGCAATTTGCAGCAAGAAGTTGCTAAGCAACGTAAAAAAGAACGTGAAGCAATGTATGCAAAAGACTGCTTTCAACGCACGCCATATAGCAAAAATCAACGTATTGCTTACCACAACGCAAAGTCGAATTAAGGATTAGATCATGACAGTATTCTTTAAAAAAGCTGAGCGTAAAAATGCAAAATTACGCTTGGCGATTGCTGGCCCGACAGGTTCAGGAAAAACATTTACAGCCTTATTACTTGCTAAAGGTATTGGCGGTCGTATCGCTGTAGCTGACACTGAAAATAGTAGTGCTGAACTCTACGATGATTTGGTTGAATTTGAACATGCCAACATTCAACCACCCTACACACCTGAAAAATTTATCTCAGTGATTAAGGCTGCTGAGAATGCAGGATTTGATACTTTAATTCTGGATAGCATCACACATGAATGGTCTGGTGTAGGCGGCTGTTTAGAAATGGTTGATCACCTGGCATCTACGTTATTTAAAAATAATTCATGGGGTGCATGGAGTCAGGTAACACCACAGCACCGTAAATTTATTGATGCAATGCTTCAATCCAGTATCAATATTATCGTAACCATGCGCTCAAAGATGGAAACCATTCAAACCAATAACAATGGCAAAAAGAAAGTCGAAAAAATTGGGATGAAAGCAGAACAGCGTGATGGTATCGAATATGAATTTTCTACGGTACTGGATCTGACGCAGGACAATATTGCAGTTGCGACAAAAGACCGTACTCGACTGTTTTTAGAACCACGCCAGTTAAATGAAAGTGATGGCGTTCTACTCAGACAATGGCTACTCTCTGGATCTGCCAATGCATGTATCAATGGAAATCAATATTTAGAGCTTGAGCACTTAATGCAACAAGCAGGCATTGATATAGAAAAATACTGCATCAAACGTGGCTTTAATAGTCTACATGATGTTCAACAACAGAAATTTGATGAAACCTGCGCGGGTATTCAAGCCATCATTGAGCGGAATAAACAAGCTCATCAGGCAAATGAGAAACAACTACAAACGGAATCTGATTCACGCTTAGAGAATGAATATAACCTTGCCCTGCAAGATATTCAGAAAGCGCCAAACATCAATGCATTAAATAGACCTGCTGAATATTTCAGAGGGACTAAATTCGAACAAAATATTTTAAATGCCTGCCAAGCAAAGTCAGACATGGAGGGATGGTCAGCATGAATAATATCTTAAACGCACAAGAAGCTTTTGCAGCAATCCAACTGGGTAAAAATGTTCTTTGTCGATATGCAGGCAATGGAACTTTACCCGGTGATAAGGAGTTCATGACGCTTGACCAAGTGCCAGCTACGGTTTTTTATCAACCTCACTATGAGTTTTGCATAAAGATTGAAACAATTGAATTGGCTGGTATTACTTTTACTAAGCCACTTACCATTGATGAATATCAAGATGGCCAAGAAGTTTTTGTTATATGTACATACTCTCCATCTATCTATGTCATGAATTTCAAAACCAATGCACTTATTGAATCAATTAATGCTGGCTTTGTTCAACGTGATGATGAAAATGCCAAGCTTCAATTAAAGGCTATTTCTAAAGCACTTGGCCATGAGCTTAATGGTGATTTATCTATAGTTCGTCTAGGTAAAGAACCAAGTAAACCAAAACGGAAAAAAGAGCCAGAAGTTAAAAATGATTTAGATCCGCAAATTGAACACAACAAGGATCTAATCATTGATGCTATTGCTACTTGTGTGACTGCTGAAGAAGTAAATACAACATGCTTTGGATTAGAAAAGAACGGATTTAATCAAGATCAACTTGATGCGATTGATAAAGCAAAAAATGAAAAGCTAGATCAGTTAGCACTTGAAAAAGCTACTGCGGAAAATGCTGCAGATGAATTGCTTAATCAACACCAAGTAGATACACCAGATCCAGAGCTTTCAGTTTTATGTGATGCATTTGTAGATGAGATAAATGCTGCTGTTTCATCAGAAGAATTGAAAGCAATTCGCACCCGCATTAATTCGAACGGCGACTTAACAGAAGTTGAAAGTGCAGAGCTGGCAACACGTATCAATTTAAAAAGTGCTTTATTTGAAAAAGATCAATCTCATGTTTCATTTGACAATATAGCTGCTGCAGCTGTGGCACAAGTTCAAAAGGTTGATGTAGAGACACAGCAAAAAAATGAAAGTGGCCATTACTTTGATCAAGTGAAAAAAGAGACTGCAGCATGGAATGAGCAACTCCAAAAACTACTCAAAGATTTAGAAACCACCAATAACGCTGACGAAGCCAATTCACTTGTAAGTCAAACAATGACATGGACAAAAGAACAGCGTGAACCATTGCTACGTGCAATTAGTCGCCGCTTACAACATTTCCAAAATCCACAAGCTAAAGAGAATCCATCAATTTCAGTTCAGATCCAAAATGCAACTGATTTAACGACATTGGATTCATTGGAAATTGATGTATCGACTTTAGATCCGATCATTCAACCAGACATGATGCGCTTAATTTCCACTCGCCGCTGACTCATATATATGACAACGTGAATGAGTCGGAAATTACGGATCTGGTGGCCAACGCCAAGTTTAAAGATGCGATTTGGAGAAAGTGATGTCAAATCAAGATCAAGTTAAGTTTGTTTTAATGCCCGTTGAATTGAGCAACGAAGCTGCAACTAAACGAGCTAATGAGCAATTTGAAGAAAATTCAAAATTATTTAAAAACATGCATCGTGATTGTACTGAACAAGAGTTCTCACGATTGAGAAATCGCTGGTTAGAACACCGCGTAAATCAACTTAAAGATCAATACCGCGAAATGGTTAAAGCAGTTGGAGTTCCGCAATGAAAGAATTTGAACTTGGTTTGGCATTTCTATTGGATTTGTCGGTTGGGATGTTGCTTGTTTATAGATTGGGAGCTTGGTGATGGAAATTAACATACAAGACGAAAGAAAGGCTTTTATTGAATGGGCCACTAGCAAGGATTTAATTGTCGATCATGAAATCTGGTACAACGGTTCAACAAAATTTTATGATGGGAAAACACAATCATCATGGGAAGCTTGGACTGAGCAAGCCAAAAAACTCGAAGGTTGCGCGGTGGTGCCAGAAGCTGAATACAAAGAAATGGCGCAATTTAAAGACCTTTATAAACGTGCAATCGTAAATGCAAAAAAACGTAAGAATCAAATAAATTTGGCGCATGTTGCAGGTTTGGGTGTTGGCTCTGGTAGAGCGGTTGAACTTTGCAAAGAGTTAAATATAGATCCACATGCGACAGATATGAATGTAATGCTAGAAGCAGGTAAGGAGAATAATCATGAATAAAATGACACATGAACAGTTCTTGTTAATGAAACTTGCAGAAGAAGCCAGTGAAATTGCTCAGATTGCACTCAAAACAGCGCAATTCGGGATGACTGAAAAGCACCCTGATATGGCATTAAATAATAAAGAGCGTATTCATCTTGAATTGAATGATCTCCTTGCCGTGGTAGATGAATTAAACACTTGGGCTAAATTTGGTTTTAAAGAAAACTATGCAGCAAAAATCAATAAAATTGAAAAGCTAAATAAGTACCTGGGTTATTCAGTTAGTCTGGGCAAGGTTGAAAATGTTCCTGCTATTTTTAATGAAGCAGCAAGGGGCGGAAATGAGTAATTGGATTAGTGTGAGTGATCAGTTACCTGATGATAATAATCTTGTTTTAGCAATCTCTATAACTAAGTGTAAATATTTTAATGTTTATTCAGTGAGTTCGTTAGATGAGTTTGAAGATGAAGAAATAACGCACTGGATGGAGCTTCCAGATGCACCAAAAGCGGATACGGAGGAAACTTGAATGGGTGCAGCTAAAAAAATCGATGATCCTGTAGATATTAGTTTTCTATTAATGCTCAAGTATAAAAAACCAGTTGTAGCACTTGAAGATTTGCTACCTGACTATTTACCTCACTTAACTTTAGACCAAGCAAATAAGCGAGCAAATAAATGCAGCCTACCTTTCCCTGCCTTTAAAAGCGATGGTGTAAAGTCACCATTCTATGTCAACCTTTCAGATGTGGTTTTGTGGTTGCAATCTGAACAAGAAAAGGCTAAAAAGGACTGGGTAGCAATGCACGGTTAAAATCGTAAGTTATTGAATTAATTATCGTGTGGATGCACCTAATTTGCACCATGCACCACACGAAAAACACTAAGAATATGTTTTATATAATTATAATTAAAATATCTATCCCACCTGCCATAGGCGCAACAATCAAATTATTTGACAGTTGATATGAACCAATATACATATATATTCTTACAAATTCTGAGCA